ATTGAGAACGACGACGAATTCCACACCTACGAGGGTACCCGCATTCCGAAGGTTTGGGCTGACAGAAACAATGACAAGAAAATGGTTCGCGTTGCGTCCCGTCCACTGCCCAAGCCGGAAGACGTGGACAGCTGGTACACCCTGAAGGTGAAATAGCCATGGCGGTATTTATAAAACGCTTTCGCGTGCGCTATAACGGCACAATGTATGGCCCCGGCCAGGAGGCCGGCCAGGTCCTGACGGGTCTCCCAGAGGAAAGGGAGGCCCGTTTGATTGCCGGATCTAACGGGCATATCGTAAAATATGAACTGGAACCAGAGTCCGTCATGGATGAACCCATCCAGGAGAAGCCACAGCCAGCCAATATGGATTCTGTCCCGGGTGAAAGCCGCCCCGCCCAGGATGGCGACGCTGGGCAGGAGGAAGAGCCGGAACCCTGTGACACAGAACCGGCCACAGAAGAGACCCTTGTCCCCGGCCAGGAACAGGAACCAGAGCCCGAGACTACTGCAGGTGACATTATCAACACCAACCTTGACGATCTGATCAAACCAGCGAGCCCGGCGGAGCCTCAAAAGCCAAGTCCGAAGAGTCATAAGTGTGGTGGGAAGTAATGTCCACGCTACGTGACTTTCTGGCCTCGGACATGGATACGTTTCTAAACACTGACGAGCTTGCTGAATCTCACGATATCGACGGCAAGCAAGTGGACTGCATTATTGACGGTGACATTTTCAAGGGGCGCCAATCGCCCTTGGACGGTGTTTATGTCAGCAGCATCATGTTGTTCGTCAGGTTATCGGACATCGGGGAACGCCCGGTCGTACGGCAACACTTGCACCTGGACGGGGAACTGTACCTGGTCACTAATTGCAACCTTGTAGGCGGCATGTTGGAGATTACCCTGGAGGCGAATGAGGCATGATCTTAATTCATGTTTTCAGGCAAAAAGAAATAGAAGCGATGATGGGGCAATGCAGTAAGCAGGCACCTAAGGCTATTATGCGTGCGCTAAACAGGTCTGTGGAAAGCGCTAAGACAAACGTGGTTGGTAAGGCCACGGAGGAATACCACGTCAGCGCAACAGCTGTAAGAAAGACAATCACCACAACAAAAGCGACAGAGACAAGCTTGCGGGTAACCGTTCAATCCAAAGATGCCGGGAGGGAATTAATTGACTTCAAGGTAAGCCCCAAAAACCCAGGGCTCAAAAGGCCGCCTGCGGTTTTAAGGGTTGGGGTAAAAAAAGGCAGCGGACTAAAAGACCTTCCCGGCGCTTTTGTGCGAAGAGGCGTTAAAACGGGTAAGCCGCATGTGCTTAAGCGAACCACAAATAAACGTTACCCAATCAACGTCAAATACAGTGTTTCAGTGCCTCAGATGATTGGGAGCAAGAAAGTAAGGCTATATATCGAAAACGAGGCCAGGGCAATATTTGAAAAGCGCCTTGACCACGAAATTGCACGTATTCTGGGAGGCAATAAATGACACCCATCGTTCTGGTTGACAGGTTAAAAGAATTCATTATCCCCATTGTCGCCAATTTTGAACTACAGTCCAATGTTGCCGGAATCAAAAAAGCCCCCGAGGTCATAAGCGGGTATTTGCCGGAGAAAAAACCCGGCTCAAAACAAAACCCGCCGGACCTTCCTTGTGTCATTGTCCGCTACCTGGAGGATAACGATACGGGGGATGGCGACACGGCCAAAGTAAAAATCATTGCCGGAACTTACAGCGAGGATGAGCAGGACGGCTGGCGGGACTGCATGAACGTAATCACCCGTATCAAAGAGTCCCTAATGGAGCAGAGGTTCCTGGGGCCTTTTAAGATTGAATACCCGGTTAAAACCGAACTGCCGGAGGAGCAGCCTTATCCGGAATGGGTTGCTTTTATGACCCTGACTGTGGCTATTCCTCAAATACAGGAAGAAGGAGGTTATCTGAAAGATGTCTTCTGAGAAATCAATAGCCGAAGTAGAAAAACCAGCCAACAAGCCCACGCCGCTTATTTACTGTGGGCCGACACTACCGAAAGGATTGCTACTCCAGTACACTACCTACCGCGGCGGCCTGTCCAAGCATCTTGAGCCGCATATAAAAAACTGTCCGGCTATACGCCGGCTTTTTGTTGCCCCGACAAATCTGAACAGCGCCATACGGGCGATTCAGATAGCTGGGACACCTGAAAGCGTCTGGTACAAACAGATCTCCGAATACACCAAAGGAGGTGTTAAATAGTGACCTACAAGCACGGAGCATATGTATCCGAAGTCCCGACTTCGATTACCCCACCCGCTAATGTTGAAGCAGGGCTACCGGTAGTATTCGGGACCGCGCCCATCAACCTGGCGACTGACCAAAGTTACGTTAACAAACCTCTTCTGGCCTACACATACGCCGAAGCGGTTGCCGCACTGGGTTATTCTTCGGACTGGGATAGCTACACCCTTTGTGAATTCATGAAGTCCCACTTTGCGCTTTTCAACGTGGCCCCGGTGGTGTTTGTAAACGTCCTTGACCCGGCCACGCATAAGACCGCCTACCCCAGCACGTCAACTACCGTTACTGCCGGTGTGGCAACCACTGTACACAAAGGAGTATTGCTAAGCACCCTGGTTGTAAAGCTGACTGCCGAAGCTCAGGATCTCGTATTAGACGATGACTATACTGCGGCATTTGACGATGACGGGTACGTCGTCATAACTCGTATTTCTGACGGGGATATCCCTGAGGCGCAGGCCACACTATTTGTCGCCTATGCCTATCTCGACCCCTCTGCCGTAGACAGTGACGACATTATCGGCGGCGTTGACGGTACCACAGGTGCCTATACCGGCCTGGAGTTGGTAAACAAGGTGTTCCCTTTATTCCGTATGGTTCCCGGCCAGATCCTGGCCCCCGGTTGGTCGCATGCCCCTGCCGTGGCCGCTGTAATGGACGCAAAGGCGGGCTCTATCAATGGCCTCTTCAAAGCTATTTCAGTCACAGACGTGGATGATACTGAAACAGGTGCAGACCTTTACAGTGAGGTCCCGGCCTGGAAAAACACCAATAACTACACCGACCCGCAACAGATAGTCTGCTGGCCGAAGGTGTCGCTGGGCAATGAGACATACCACCTGTCAACGCAGGTTGCAGGGATCATCTGCAGGACCGACAGCGAAAACGACGACATCCCCTATGTCAGCCCGAGTAATAAAAGCCTCCAGGCTGACGGCGCTGTTATCGACGGGGGCACTGAAATAACGCTTGATCCGACCCAGGCCAATTACCTGAACGGCGAAGGGATTGTTACCGCCTTGAATTTCATTGGCGGCTGGAAGCTCTGGGGCAACCGGACTGGAGCGTATCCCGCCAACACAGATCCAAAAGACTCCTTCATACCGATTCGCCGGATGTTCAATTGGATCTCGAACACCATCATTCTGACCTATTGGCAGAAGGTTGACGCGCCGACTAATAAGCGGCTCATTGACACGGTGGTTGACAGCCTGAATATCTGGCTGAACGGGCTGACTGCCAGGGGTGCACTGCTTGGCGGCAGGCTTGAGTTTATACAGGAAGAAAATCCGGTCACTGATCTGCTGAATGGCATTATCCGATTCCACATGTATCAGACACCGCCGGTTCCGGCTGAGGACCTTGAGTTCTTCCTGGAATACGACGTGAACTATCTCAGCGCATTGTTTGCGTAGAAAGGAGGACAGCCCATGAACCAAGTACCTGAAAAGCTAATCAACTTCCGGGTTTACGAAGATGGCGCCGACCTGGTTGGCGTGGCCGACGTAGAGCTTCCAAGTATCGAAGCTCTGTCTGAAACGGTTAAGGGAGCCGGCATTGCCGGTGAGGTAGACAGTCCGGTCCTCGGCCATTTCGGCAGCATGAGCGTAAAAATAAACTGGCGCACCGTGACCAAGCCAACGGTCAATTTGGCACAGCAGAGAGTGCATAGCCTTGACTTGCGTGGCGCTATCCAGGTCCTTGACGCCGGGAAAGGCGCATATAAAGTAGTGCCGCTTAAAGTGGTCGTCAGGGGCATTCCCAAAAAGACCGAACTCGGGAAAATGGACGTTGGCGCCAAAACAGACTCATCCAATGAGTTTGAGGTCGTCTATATCAAAGTCCTGCTGGATGGCAAAAAACTCCTGGAGATAGACAAGTATAATTATATCTGTGTAATTGACGGTGAGGACTACCTTGCTGACGTGCGGGATGCTCTGGGTATATCGTAAAAACAAGACCTGTTGGCGCTAATTCCGGCAGGTCTTCGTTTGTTTTTCAAACGAGAAAGGAGAGGCCAATGAAAAACGTCAAGCTAAGTAAGCCCTACACTTTCGAGGATAAAGAGTATACGGAGGTCAACCTGGACCTCGACTCCCTGACCGGAAAGGATTTAATAGACGCAGAGAGGGAGGCTATGGTAGTTGTGGGTCCATCAACAACGCCCATCGCCGAACTGTCTAAGCCCTACAGTAC